AAATAAAACCCCTCGGTATTAGCGGTACCGAGGGGTTTTTGGTGCATAAATGATATCACCATTTACTCTTTTCTGACTTCAATATATCATATTGGGTCAGATAATTCAAGTATATTCTGGTTTTGAAATTTTATGTATGATTGTGCGATGCAAAATTATTGAAAAATGTAAAGTGAGCTAATAGGTGCCTCAGGAGATTTCGGATATGTGAAAACCAGTCTTGGGGTAGGTTTTTTGCACAAAAACGCATGTTTTTTGATGTAATCTGTAAGGTTTTCCGTAAAAGAGCATGTCATATCCTATAAGAGGGGAGGCTTCTGGAAACCTCAATATGCGATTTTTTTAGTCTGTATACTGAAAAATGCGTATTTAGTCAGAAAGCTGTCTACAAAAAAGAAAAGAGCAGCGGATGAGCTGCTCTGTTATGTAAAGAGATGTAAAATTATTTAAAGATGTAAATAGCAGAATTTTCAGCATTGATATAATCAGAGTAATCGTATGAAAAATGTTCGCCAATTAAACTTATTTTATCTCCTTCTTTTGGAAGAAGGTCTTCGGTAGTATTTATAAAACAAGGTAACGTGTTGCCAGGACCGTTATTAAGATATATTACATAATTAGCGAATCTGTATGCGGATGCATAATTATACTCATCAGAAGAGGTATCTACGCTTTCTAGATACTCCTCTTTGTCATCATCGGATGCGGTTATTTTCTCTATGGAATTTACAGTTCCCATAATCCGCTCTGAACCATCAACCGCTATAGCATCAGTTACATTATCGGCAAATTTAACTTTACTTATATCAGGGGATTTGATTTTGCAGTCTGAAAGGTATTCGGATATATATTTTGTACCTTTTTCCTCATCTTTCTTTTCCGCAAAAAGAGTTCCCTCGATTGCTACATTACTACCAGGTTCTAATAGTGCAGGTGAGTTAGGGTTTTCCGAAAAAAGGCACATAAATGTTGTAGAATCAAAGTCTGCATCTTCAGAATCAGGTTCAAAATCTTCATCTTCATAATCATCGGATTCTGTATCCTCGTTGGAGTTTTTACTGGTACTTATAAACAAGAATGAAGGGTAGGTCGTATCAACCTTTCCCCTGATGATAATAGTTTGATTTAAAGAAAATCCACCAGACTCTGCTTCCTTTTTAACAAGTTCAGTATATTTGGAAGACTGAAGCTCGTCTTCACTCCAGTATTGAGTTTTTTCTTCGATAGAACTAAGTATTTTCCTGTAAGTTGGAAGAAATTCGTCAATATTATATTCTTTAACCGAAGAAGTTTCAGAAGAACATCCACACATTCCAATTGCTAAAATCATAGCAAGTAGTAATCCAAAAATTTTTTTCATAAGTTTTCCTCTTTCAAATTTATTTATTGTAATTCTGTAAATTTATTCGAAATCTGCTCTGTAAGGTTTTTCTGCTGTGTAGCAGTTAATTGACTTGATGTTCTAATCAAAACAGTACCAAGAACAACGTGAGAGCCTGAATCCATCATGCCATTTCCATCAAAAGAAGCAAGATAGGATTCCCGTTTCTTTGCATCCTTGGCAGAAGCAAAGACTTCAATGGCTCCACCGCCCTCTGTTCCCTTTTCAGCAATGGTATTACCATAAACATAATCCTGTTTTACTTTCTTACTTGAGAAATACACACAAGCGGTATATCCACCGTTTTTATTTAAAAGCCTATTAATATCTGTTTTTTCGGTAACAGCTTCAACTCCGGAAATACTCTTAATCTGTTTCAAACGTTCCACTACAAAATCTTCCGAAGGATTTGTTACCTGTTTAAGCTGTTTGATGCTATTTTCCAAATTAGTCTGTGCCTCAGAAAGAGCAGCTATAATATTTGAATAATCCGGAATGGTAGATATTTTTTTAGTTGCTTCATTAATATCATTTGTCTTCTTTGGCATTTCTGGAACTTTCATTTCAGATTTTTTAGCATCCGATAATTTACCTTTTGCTGTGATGAGTGTTGCTGGATCCAGAGGTTCTTCTTTTGAATCAATTACAGATTTGAGAGAAGATACTGCCTCGTCTAATGGCTTATTACTTTCTTTTAAAGCGGAAACTGCCTTATTGAAATTAGCAACAGCTTCATCATGTGGCTTTTTGTACTGGAAATACCAGAAACAAGAACCTGCAACAATAACTATCAAAAGAATGATTATTGCAGGTATTATCTTTTTCTTTTTCATAATTTCTTACTCCTTTTTATGTATTAATGAAAAAATCAAATAGTTGCAAGTAAAATTATACAACAAAATATGAAATAAGTACACAAAATTTGGAAGAATAATAGAGAAAATTATCCACACTATACAAACTGATAAAAATGACAAAAAAACTTCTACAGAAAAATCGTCCAATTTTAAAATCGGTTATAATCAGATAAATTTCAAATCAAGGAGGTTATTTGAGAAAATATGCTGCATTATTTTATGAGGAGGAAAATGTTAATTTACCGAATCTGTCATACTACTATTGATGGGGAATTTAATTCCAGAAATTACATATTGACGAAAATATGTTCGGGCTATATAATAGAATAAAATCGAACATACTTTCGTAAGAAAGGAGCGTTACATATTTATGGAAAGAAGAGAAAATGATGAAAGAACTAAAAGATTTCAAAAGAAAAAAGAAATAGTTCAAAGAGTAATGGATAACACAGAAATTGAAGAACATCTTGACATGTTAGTAGGCATGGCTGAAGGCATTGAGGAAGAAGAAAAGAAGCAGGGGATTTAGCCCCTGCTTTTCTATTTCATGTTCAAAAAACGTTCCGCAAACTTCCAGAAAAGTTCTTTATCTTCTGGAGACAGTTCATAGTATTTCATGATTGCCGCTTTTGCCTTTTTGTCTGTTATACCTATTTTGGCACAGATTTTTCCATAATCTAAATCTGCACTACTCTCTTTTACACCTTTGCCGGTTCGCAACCATTCTTCATTTATTTGAAATGTATTGCAAATGTCTGAGATAGTCCTGTCGGACATATTTCTATTTCCGTTTTCAAATTGATTTATGAAATTTCTTGAAAGTCCTACTTTTTTAGCAAATGCTTCTTGGCTTAATCCTTGTTCTTTACGAAGCTCTATGATTCGATTACGCATAAGAAATCCTCCCTTCATAAGCTATGGTATAACAAAAAAGTTTACATGTCAATAAAAATCTAGTTGACATGAGTCTACATGAGTGCTAAAATATGTTTACAACGAAACATAAAGGAGGGAACAAGATGGTAGAAACATTACAAACAATGATAGACGATGGTAAGCGTATTGCAAATTTATTTGAAAAATTAACAGATAATGATAAAAATATGGCTCTCGTCTATTTATCGGCATTACTGGATAAAGAATTAGCTGATACAGAAAGAGCTGAAAAAGCAGGATAGGAGATGAGAAGAATAAAAAAGTTATTACCAATATTACTTCCAGCCCTCCTGTGTTACTTATTTAAAGCGACAGGAAAGCTGGAAGGAAGTTTTGAATACTCTCAAACTTATATGTTGTTATATTTATGCATCAAAAGTGTTTTATAAGAGTGGTAAGAAAAGCTTTTATTTCATTTTGATACATGGTAGAGCAGTAGTTAGGAGGGAGAAACATAAACGCAAAAAGACATATCAGAGATGAAGAGAGATTAAATCAGGCATTGAACGGAAAACTTCCCAACTTCTTTGAGGATTTAAGCGAAGTATTGAGAAAGTACAATGTCGATTCAATGCCTGAAATAGCTTTTGATTGCTGTAAGTACGTTCTGGAAGAAATCCATTTAAGAAAGATTAATCTGCCAGAGTACAAGCTGTAATTGCTGGAACTAACATTTTTGGTTCTTTAAATTCAGAATTCCATTTCAAAATATGATAATTGAAATCAGATAAACTGGCGAGTGTGCTTCGTAATGCTTCCCAAGACTTTTGATCCATAGTAAGACCGCATTGAGGACAAACAGGCGGTGCATCTATGGAACTTTTCGCGAAACTTACTTGAAACATACAGCCACAAGAACAAGAAATAGTTGCTTTTGAATCCATAAAAAGTTCTCCTTTCTTAAGTACTCGGCATGGCAGTGCCTGTATAGAAAGAATATTGGAGAAACTATAAAAAGTCAAGAATAGTTGGAGAGGAGGTGAAACCATGACATTTTCTCAAAAGTTAAAATACATACTTTCAGAACAGAATATATCTCAGGCAGAGCTATCCAGATTAACAGGCATAAATAAAAGTTCTATCTGTCAGTATCTATCAGGCAAAAACATACCATCCAAGAAGAGACAGGGCGTGATTGCTACAGCAATAGGGATGCCAGAAGATTACTTTGGAAACGAAAACTTCAAAGAACCAAGTATACCATATCCTAAGATTCCGCGACTTACACTCACGGAGACGGCTGGAATCATGGGCGTGTCACAGCGAGCACTTGCACTTGCTATTCAGCAGGGTATGTATTCATGGGCGCAGGCTTTGCCAGGGAGAAACAAGAAAAGACCTATCTATTTTATTAATGCCATTACGTTTGCTAAAGCGCAGGGAATAGATTTGGAAGAATATAAAAAATGCACCTGCGAAGCGGCAACTCCAACAGGCGCATAGAAAATAACTCAACTAAATTGTAACACAAAACCAGAAAAATGGAAGGAGAAAATTATGAACGAGGAAGAAAAGACTTTGAACTTAGATGATGTTAAGTTTTTGCTTGAAAAAGTACACGCAGCACAGCAGGCGGGAAATCATGTCATTTTTAGACATAGTAACTACTCGACAGAAGTAATTGCTATGGAGGGCGAAATCTCTGAGGAAAAAGAATGGGATAAGCAATTTTATATGCATAATAACGCACCAGAGGAGCAGAAAGCTACATATAATGAATGCATTTTGTATCTTGAAAAACTGGCAGGCGAGAAACATGATAATTAATTTTGTATTACACAAGTACAACCAGACGGAATCTGCTCTTGAACTACAGCCTACATCACCCCGCCTCTTAGAGCGGAAAGCTGCACTGGAGTGGTGGATTGCAAAAGATTTAAAGAAGAACGAGGTGTCGAAATGAAGACAATTAAGATAACCGCAGATAATAAGATTTCTATCGTGGATGTGGATTTTAGCAACAATAGAGCGATCATGGATGCCATGGGCGGTCCTGTAGAAGTAGTTACAACAAATGAGTTGTATGATTTTTTTAAGTGCCCCGTTCTTATGATGTTGGATAAAAACGGTTACAAACCTAAAGATGTAAATGGTTTTTGTCCAAGCGCAAATGCAGTAGCCTCCTTTTTGTACGGTTATGTCAAAACTGGTATACCAGTTTTAGGCGATGTTATTTTGGCGCAACCGGCAGGGGGGCGCATAGAAAATTTAGAGGGTGTTGGAGAATTGGAAGAAAAGATGCAGATGTTAATGCAGCGTTTTAGTTTTCTGGAGACAGTATGAAAAGAGAGCGGTTTTCAACAGATATTACAAGAATCCAATTTGATTCCATGGAAGAGTGGCTGGTAAATCGTAAGGGCATCGGCGGTTCCGATGCCTCTGCTATCCTTGGACTGAATCCATATAAAACAAATCAGGAACTGTGGATGGAGAAAAAAGGACAGATGTCTCCTGTGGATATCTCAGACAAATCATATGTCAAGTATGGAAACGATGCGGAGCCGCTGCTTAGAGCATTGTTTGCTTTAGACTATCCGGAATACAAAGTGGAGTATTACGACAACAACATGATCATCAATAAAAAATATCCCTGGGCACATGCCTCTTTGGATGGCGAACTGATGGATCCAGATGGACGGAGAGGTATTTTAGAGATCAAGACAACAAATATCTTACAGTCTATGCAGTGGGAAAAATGGGATAATCGGATACCGGACAATTATTACATACAGGTCCTTCACTATCTCTTAGTCACAGAGTATGACTTCGTAGTGTTAAAAGCACAGCTTAAGCGTGTAAGAGATGGGGAAGTGAGGCTGACAACGAAACATTATCACATTGAGAGGGAAGAAGTCCTCTCGGATATCAAGATGTTAAAAGAAGAGGAGGAAGCGTTCTGGCACAGCTTGCAAAGCGGACAGGAGCCAGGACTTCTTCTTCCGGAAATTTAAAGAGGTAAAATAATGGAGTTAAAGATTTATAACCCACAGGCAGACGGTTTCTTAAAAGCGATCGATTGGAACTTTGAAGAGTTAAAAGAAGAAATCACAAAGAAAACAAGCGATTATCTGAATCTCGTTTATAGCGATGACCAGATTAAAGATGCAAAGCAGGATAGAACGAATTTAAGAAAATTAGTTACTGCCCTTGAGGATAAGAGAAAAGAAATCAAAAAAGAGGTTATGCTTCCTTATGAAGATTTTGCTGTTAAGGAGAAAGAACTGGTTGAGATTATTAATGGAGCAATCGAAAATATTGATACACAGGTAAAAGGATATGAAGAGGGTAAGAGACAGGAGAAGCTTACGAAAGTCAAGGAGATTTACAAAGAGTGCATCGGTGATCTGGGTAGAACAGTTCCTTTTGATAAGATTTTTAAAGAATCCTGGCTGAACGTCTCTACAACATTAAAATCCATAAAAGAGGAGATTATTACTATCCGGGAAAAGATAGACGGAGACTTAAAGATTATCAATACGGAAAATTCTCCTTATGTTTATGAGATGAAAGAGGAGTATTTAAAAGACTTTGACCTTATGGCGGCAATGGCAAAAAAACAGCAGCTTGAAGATACAGCAAAGAAGAAAGCACTTTACGAAGAACAAAAGAAACAGGAATCAGAAGAAAAAGAGCGCAGGAGAAAAGAAGAGGCCGCCAGGGTAGAAATGGCCGGCAAGGTACAGTCTGCCCCTGTTCCGGAAAAACAGCCGGATCCGGCAAATATTGTTACACAGCAGCCGGCTATCCCGGAAAGTTATCAGGAGCAGGCAGCAAAACTCAGACGTAAGAGAATAGTGATCGCGATCACAGCGAACGAAACACAGTTTGCTTACTTAAATGAAGTGTTAGCGAAATTAGAGAACAATGCTGAGAAAGTAGAGATTTTAAAGAAGGAGGAATTATAAATGGCAGTTGGTAACAGTTTGGCGAAGAGACAACAGAAGACAAGTTTAACAGCATATCTTACAAATGATGCTGTTAAAAATCAGATTAATAATGTAATTGGTGGTAAGAATGGAAGCCGGTTTGTTTCTTCTATTATATCCGCCGTGCAGGTTAATCCAGCATTACAGAAATGTACAAACCCTTCCATCTTAAGCGCGGCATTACTTGGAGAGTCCTTAAAGCTTTCTCCTTCGCCACAGCTTGGACAGTACTATATGGTTCCGTTTAACAACAATAAAAAAGGGTACAAAGAAGCACAGTTCCAGCTTGGATATAAGGGATATATACAGTTAGCAATCAGATCAGGACAGTATAAGAAATTAAATGTACTGGCAATCAAAGAGGGGGAGTTGGTTCGTTTCGACCCGTTAAATGAAGAAATCGAAGTGAATTTAATCGATGACGAAGAAGCGAGAGAAGAAACAGAAACAATTGGATATTATGCCATGTTTGAATACACCAATGGCTTTAAGAAAGCGATGTATTGGTCAAAAAAGAAAATGGAGGCTCATGCATTAAAGTATTCAAAAGGATATCAAGCGAAGAAAGGTTGCACTTTCTGGGAAAAAGACTTTGATGCAATGGCATATAAAACAATGCTCCGCCAGTTAATCAGTAAATGGGGAATCATGAGTATCGATATGCTGAGTGCTATGGATGCCGATATGGCAGTAATCCATGAAGATGGTACAAAAGATTATGTAGATATAGATAATGAGGAAACGGTAGCTGCTGATCAGGAGATTCATGAGGAAGAAGTATCAGAAGAAACTTCGCAGGCACCAGACGGTCAGCAGACATTTTTTTAATAAAAAGGAGTGATGAATTATGAGACATGTTAATCTTGAAAAATTTGCAGATGGAGCATTATCCGCACAGGTAAACAAAGCATTGCAGAAGGTAGCGGAAAATATCGTTGATCCAAACACAGACCCAAATAAGGCAAGGAAAATTACTGTTACCATTACAATGAAACCAAACCCGGAAAGAAACTTTTCTGCCGCAGCAGTAGAAACAAAAGTTGCCCTTGCTCCGGAACTTGGAGCAATCGCCGCTCTTTCCATGGGTAAGGATTTGAACACCGGAGAAGTTGATTGCGTAGAGATTGGAAATCAGTTCCCTGGACAGCTTTCCTTCGGAGATGTAGGGGCCGTAGATACGGGAGAACCCGTAAGAGGATATGACCCGTCTACCGGAGAAATTTATGAAATGGAACCAAACAATAAAGTTACTGATTTAAGAGCAGTTAAATAGGAGGAAATTAATAATGGGATACGATTTAAAAGAGGCAATGGATTTTTTAGTAACACTTAACGATGAGGCAAGAAAGCCACACATAACAGAAATCGCAGGAAAGACATACTGCGATAAGAACCTTTTTAGATATGGTAAAGAAGAAATGGCTTCTCCGCTGACTGCCACAAGTTTAAATTCGCTCATTGATTATATCAATGAGAAACAGGATGAGTTCAGAGAATCTATGATTATTCATGTAGAATCTCCTACAAAAGTTCATCTTCTTTCCGGCCTTACAAAAGAAAGAAATAGAGAAGAACTGTTCACTGTAACAACAAATCCGAACGGATTTCAGTTTGATTATCCATATGATCAGGAATGTTTCATCATTAATATGCAGACTGCTTTCGAGCAGACAAAGGAAACAGCGATTATCCTCACAGTGGCCGGTAATGTCGAAAATAAAACTGTAGCGAATTATGGAGATGATGGAACAAGTCAGAAGGCTACAATAAGCAAAGGAATCGCAGGAAAAGAGGATGTGATTGTTCCAAATCCGGTAATGCTTCGCCCATATCGTACCTTCCTTGAAGTTGAACAGCCAGAGAGCAAGTTTATATTCAGAATCAAAGAAGGAAGAGACGGAACCCCGATGTTTAAGCTCATCGAGGCAGACGGAGGTCTCTGGAAATACGAAGCAGTGGCCTCCATTAAGGCTTTTCTGAAAGAACGTATTGATTCAAAACTTGATATCGCAATTATTGGTTAAGCATTATGTCAGAAATCACTTTCACGGTCCCCGGCCCTCCGAAAGGAAAGGCCCGGGCCAGAACCGTACATACAGGCGGTCGAACATTTTCCTACACTCCGGAGGGAACAGTTTTGTATGAGAATTTAGTAAAGACTTGTTTCTATCAGACCGGGGCGCATCCCTTTGATGCGGATGAGGAGCTTAAAGCAAATATCATAGCATATTACCCGATCGCAAAGAGTACAGGAAAGAAAAAGCGGCAGCAGATGCTTGCCGGTCTTATCCGGCCGACAAAGAAGCCGGATTTAGATAATGTTATAAAGAGTATCTTAGATGCGTTAAACAAGGTCGCTTATCATGACGATACGCAGATTGTTTCGCTGTCTGTAGAGAAATTTTATTCAGACTCTCCAAGAGTGGAGGTCGCTATAAGCAGCATATGAGAAAGGTGGTGGCTTAATGGGCCGCAAAGCCAAGACAGGGCTTAGTTACTTTTCTAAAGATGTTGATTATTATGATGATTTTAAAATCATGGACCTGATGAATGAGTATGGTCCATTAGGGCAGACGATTTATGATGTGCTGCTTTGCATGATTTATCATGAAGGTTATTACTTAGAGGTTCCCAGTATGGAGCAGTTAGCGGTAAAAATAATCAAAACCATCGGGAACCGCTGGGTAAAGAAAAAAGACTTTGTGTTGCAAGTGATTTATTATTGTGCGGATATAGGGCTGTTTGATAAAACCCTCCTTAATCAAAATATTATCACCTCTGCTGGAATTCAGCGACGCTACGATTCAGTGACTGTTAGGAACAAAGTCAATAAAGATAAATATCGGTTGATTGATAAAAACGGTCAACCTTTATTAAATGCACCCCAAAATCCTATTTCTGCAACAGAAACAACGATTTCTGCAACAGAAAAGACGATAAATGATGCAGATATTCAACAAAATAAAAGAAAAGAAAATAATACTTATATATATTATAGCAATCCGGAACTTAACGATGCCTTTGAAAAATATATCTTGATGAGAAATCAGCAGCAGCGTACCCCGTTGATGAAAGAACAGATAGAAGCACTGAGGCAGGAACTTTCTTCCTTGGGGAAGGATGAACAGGAAAGAATCCTAATCTGTAAGACAGCATTTATCAGAGGCTGGAAGGGATTTTATCCTTTGACGAAGAAGAAAAGCAGCTCATCAGGCAGGAGCTCCGGGAAAGCTAATAAACCAGGCAACAACAATTTTCATAATTTCGAGGGCAGAGATTATGATTATGCAGCGATAGAGAAAAAACTTACGGGAGGCAATTAAAGTGGCAAGGATAGATAAATTGGAACGTGCAAGACAGGAAGGTATGTCTTATGCACTAGAAGTTGCAAAGAAAAAAGGAATCGAAGGATTAGAAGAAGAACTTCGCATGAGGGGCATTACTGGGATTCCGATCGGAGTCAGCCGATCTGCTGTAGATAAGGTGATAGAGAACATAAAGAATCAGACACTGGATACTGTAAATATCTTAACAGCAATGACGCTGCATGATGAATTTGGATTTGGAGCGGCCAGGATAGAGCGTTTTCGTAAGCGATTCGATTTCAAGACAGAGTGTCTGATGGAGGATTATGTTACCTGGCTGGAGATGATAGACACATTGAAGAAAGAGACAGGTCTTGAATATGCTATCCGGATGAATGATAAAGATGTGAAGCACAAAGAGCCGGCACGAAAACAGGCAGTTCCCTATGCCAGCAGACAGCATCGAAGGAATACAGAACGCAGTGCAAAGCGAATTGCCAGGAAGGCGAAAAAGCTGGACACCCTCCGGGGTTAAGGATAGATACACATTGCAGTAACTTGTCAACCGCTCCATGATACAACACGGAGCTATATGCCATTGATTCCCCGACAGAAGTCGGGGAGAAAGGAAACAATGAAGAAAGTTAAGATAGATATCCCGTTAGAACTTTATACGGATAACGTGAGAAAAATTATTGAGCGCAGCCTTCGTGATTTGGACGCAGAGCCGCCTTACATAGCATCTTTCTTATGCGACCCTAAGTTTACCGAGAAAGATTTAGAGACTGCATTGCATCTCTTAGAAAAGGCAAAAACAGAAACAACAAAACAAAAGTTTATTAGAGCAGAGCTGGAAGCCAGAAAAGAAGTAGTTAATCCGGAAGTATTCCCGGAAGACTTAAGAAAGGACTGGGAAGATATGCGAAAAGCTGCAGAAAGGAGAAGAAAGAGATGATTGACGAAAAAAGACTCATTAGGGAATGTGAAGAGAGATTACTCGTAGGCACAAACGTAATTAAGATGATTGAAGAGCAGCCTAAAATTTGTGAATGGATACCATTAGAAGAAAAAACACCCGAGAACGGAGAACGTGTATTGTTATCATTTGCAAATGAGAGGCAGGAGCCGCTTGTAGGTACTTGGAAAGTAGATGATGAGGGAGGAGCTTTTTATGCTCCGTTTACGGGCAGAACATATGCGTCTTTAGGTTATTTTGCGACTGCATGGATGCCGTTGTCAGAACCATATGAGGAAAATGCACCAAAAAAGAAAGCAGATATTACACCGGTTATTGATTGGATTCCGTGTAGTGAGAGATTACCAGATAAATCTGATTTCTATATGGTTTGTGCATACAATGGAGATACTTATGATTACCGGAAAAATTGGTTTTACCATGAAGATGATTATGGGGATTCTGAATGGACGGGGCTAATCTCTTGCGAAAAGGTAATTGCATGGGCGCCATTGCCAGAACCGTACAAACCAGAGGGCATAAAAGAAGCACCTTGGAAAAATAGAGCATTAGGTGATTTCATGAAAGGAGCAAACAGATGATTAATCCATGCGTGAAATGTCCCGAAAGAGACCGTTGTGAGGGAATGAATCAGCCATGTAAGCAAGGTAAAGCCTACCAGAGATGGAAAGCCGGCTGCAAGAGAGTGGCGGTGCATACGAAACAGGTGAATAAGAGGAAAAAGTAAATTATGAGTCACGAATACAAAATATTAGAACAAATGCTTATCGAAGGGAAGATAAGCCGTCAGGAGTTTAAAGAGAGGATAGATGCTGAATACAATAAATTGGAGCAGGAGCTTATGAACGATGAGATTACACCAGATGAACATATTGAGAGATATAATGCTTTGATGGAGCTGGAGCCTCAGTCGTTCGGACCACCGGAGTTGCATGAGCATATATAAGCGGAAATTTACAAAATAACATGAAAAATAAGAGATACTTGACAAAAAACCATTATACACAAGAAATAATAACCAGTTTATTTGTAAAGTAAAAGAAAGGGGCAAGAAGATGAAAAAAGCAAAAATAATTAGAATTTTTCTGGTTCCGCACGTAGAAGTGAGAATACATGTGTCAAAAGAAATGGAGGAAGATTACAAAAAATGCTACCTCTCAGGAAGAATGTATCGTTGTGAAAAAAGTAGCTGGATGTATAGTTGCGAAAAATGTAGCTGGGATAATGTGAGAATCGGAGAAGATCGGGTTTGCTGCTTTGAGCATCTTGAAAGAGGAATAAGGCTACCGCTTGGATTGGAGCAAGAATGAGTATAACAGAAGCAATAGTAATCATAGTAGCGATAATTTATACAGGATTTGTATTTTACATACTTAACAAGTGAGGCGAGAATATGGGAAGGAACATTTATTTTTCAGAAAAAGAAATACTTGCATTGATTGATACGTCAGGAGAATGGATTCAGATGATGATGAACGGAGATATTCCAACACAGCAAGAGGTAGAAGACAGACTAAACAACGGTTTAGGACGAGCGTTGAAAAAGCTGTATAGGGGGCGCAACGGAGAAAGAATCTATAAGGATTATTAGGGGGGACGAGGATGAATACACGAAATCACGAACATTACAAAGACAAAACGGCGCATGATGCGATTAAGGCAGCGGATAAGCCGCCAGATGCCGTAAGAGAGACGGTTGAGAATATGAGAAGAGAAGCAAATAAAAGAGGATTTGAAGTATTTGGACGAATTAAACTCAGAGATAAGAAAACAGGCAAGATTTATAGATAGCAGGAGGTGGTTATCTTGAACATAAAACAGGTTCTCAATGATTATGTAGATGCCTGCGAACTTGTTAGAGAAACAGAGGAAGATATTGAAGAGCTAGAACAAAAGCAGACTGCAGTTACTTCTGACAAGGTAAAAGGCAGCATGAATGAGCATCCATATACACAACAGTCCTTTAACATCGAAGGACTTGCGTATGATGAGAAACGCAATGAACGCTTGACGAAAGAAATGGATATTCTTTCTAAGCGGAGAGAAAAAGCAAACAGCGTCAGACTGCAGGCATTAGAAGTCATTAATCAGGCACCAATCCGTATCCAGAGAATTATCCGCTTCCGATATGAGAAAAAACTTACATGGGAAGAAGCAGCCGATCGGATGAAAGGCAGTACCTCCGGAGGGTTAAAGATGGAACTTAAAAGATTTTTCGAAGAAAAATGAAAGTTTGTTACGAATGTTACACATGTTACGATGAAGTGTGTTAAAATTTAAAATTGAGAAGACAGGATAAGTAGTTATCCTTTGTAAAACATTTTTCAGAAGGCACTCCACAGAAATGTGGAGTGTTTTTTTGATGCACAAAAAATTTATAATATTGTAGAAATTCATTAGACTATGTAGTAGAATAAAAGAAAATGTTTTACGGAGGCAAAAGATGGTAATTTACTTTTCAAAGATAAATCTTATTTCATCAGAAATTTTTGAGGTTTATGAAGATATTGACGCACTAAAGAATATTTTATCTGTAGTATTTGAAGTTCTTGAAGATGGAGAAAAATATATAAGAACGGATTCATATAGGAAGGGAAATCAAATTATTACAAATAACATAGAATATTCTTTAAAAATATTACATATTCATGATAATGATGCTATAGAGGGATATCTGTATAAGAAATCAAAGATTTTTTATAATGAAAAGGATGAGGGAAATGGCGAGTTAAGAAGAAAATCTGTTCCCAATACCGAAGCAATCCGATTTTATTTTGATGTTTATGAGGAAACGATAGGATTTTATACAACGCAGAGATTTGGATATCAAGATTTTAATGATGCATTTATATCTATTCTGAATCAATGTCTTGAAAAAAATGGTAGAAGTTATCGTTTTAATATTCAATTAAGAACTGAAGGATTAACTGTTGATAATTTAAAAAGTGAATTGAAAAAAATAGATGGAATTACAAAAATAAAATTTAGATTTCAACCGCCAAATCCAGGAGAAGAGATATTAGAAAAGATAGAAAATGCAGGAAACTCCATCGTAGAAGAAATGGTTAAATCTAATGCTACAGGAGTTAGCTATGTATTTGACTCGAAAAGTGCTTCAGGATTGAATTTGGAGAGTGATTTACTGAAAGATAATTTTGCTAAAATTGAAGGGCTTAATCAAATTAGTGGAAGTGAAAAAGCATTTAGTAGAGGATATATTTCTGTAGAAGCAACAGGAAAGGATGGAACATTTTATACAACGGCAGAGCATAAGGCTGCTAAAACTTTTATTGAGAATACAGAAGCTTTTGTGGATGCGTGTAGAAAAAAGATAAAGGCTTTACTGTAGGTGATGAGTATGTTAAAAATTTTATTTAAAAATAAAAGATGGAAAGATTATATAGATTATAAATCGGCAGAAGTAAAAATAGCTGCTTGCTTGGGTATCATTTTAACATTTATTTTTTTACAATGTGGAATATATGAAGATTTTGATGTCTTTTTCGGTGCGGTGGCCCAGATCTTGTCTATAATTATGAGTGGTTATATTAGCATTATAGGGTTCTCTTTAAGCGGAGTTGCGATTATTATAAGCTTATTTTCCAGAAAAACATTAAATCTTATTGAAAAAGTTAATGGTGATGGCACATTTGAACAAATGATGAGTACATTTGTATTTCTTGGTTTTAATTCTGCAATAGGATTTATTATCACAGTTGTGATATATTTTTTGATTAATATGCCACGAGAAATGGTCAATAAATTTATTTTTATTATTATAATGTTTGGCGAAATATATTTTACATTATTTAATATATTTTATGTGGTGGCTTTGATTGCTTATTGCTTAAAAGTAGTATCTATCAGAAATGTTTATGAAAAAATAGAAGAAAAACAAAATCTTAGAGAAAAAGCCAACGAAATAAGAATAGATTTGTTATTTAAAGCATTAGTAGAAAAATATCATATTTCCCAAGAAGAATTTTTGAAAGCGTTGGAAAATGCAGTAAATGAATCTGATTCAGATGAGAAAGAAAATCTTATACAATATTTTAGATCATATTATAGAAAAAAATAAACGGTAAAAAGGCACCTTTCGGGGTGCTTTTTTACATCCCTTTAGCTCAGTGGTAGAGCATAAAGCAATGTCCCAGGTTCGATTCCTGGAGGGGATATTTCCAAAACAAAAACGAATGAGAGGTGGTGGTGATGCCAAGGAAGCCGGATGAGAGGATAACGCAGGCAAAAGAATTATACTTAAAAGGACAAAAGCTAATTGAAATTGCAAGTCAATTAGGAGTTCCGGAAGGAACAGTCCGAAGTTGGAAAAATAGATATAAATGGGATTGCAACGTTGCAAAAGAGAAACGCAACGTTGCGAAAGCAAAGAAAGGCGGTCAGCCAGGTAATAAGAATGCCGTAGGCGGCAAGGGCGGAGCCGCTCCAAAACAAAATAAAAATGCAGAAAAGCATGGTTTCTTCTCGAAGTATCTTCCGGAAGAGACCTTTTCTATTATCCAGGAGATTGAAAAGAAGGACCCTTTAGATATTCTCTGGGAAAATATACAGATTGCTTATGCTGCAATCGTCAGAGCACAGCAGATCATGTATGTAAAGGACCACGAGGATAAGACAATCGAGAAAGTCGAAGAGAAAAAATCAAAGGGTAAGCTTATAGGCGAGAAGTGGGAGGTACAGGAAGCATGGGATAAACAGGCAACATTTTTAAAAGCACAGGCAAGGGCACAAGGAGAATTAAGGTCCTTGATAAAGCAATATGATGAACTGTTGCATAGTAATTATGAACTTGCAACAGAAGAGCAGAAAGCTAGGATCGAGCAGATCAGGGCGAAGACGGCAATTATATCTGGTGTGGATGAAGAAGAAACAGAAGATGATGGCTTCCTAGAAGCACTGAAAGGCGAGGCATACGCAGTATGGGAAGAAGAGTAAAGAAAGCAGCCTTTAAGTTTAGACCATTTTCTCGTAAACAAAAGAAAATCCTTACCTGGTGGATGCCAAACTCTCCAGTTCACGATATGGACGGCATCATAGCAGATGGAGCAATACGTTCGGGCAAGACAGTCTCTATGTCGCTCTCATTTGCTATGTGGGCGATGGAATCGTTTGACGGTCAAAACTTTGCGATGTGTGGAAAAACAATCGGTTCTTTCAGGCGAAATGTTTTGTTTTGGCTGAAACTGATGCTTAAAAGCCGCGGTTACTATGTAGAAGACCATAGAGCGGACAATCTCGTAATTGTTCGCAGAAATGGAAAGGAAAATTATTTTTATATTTTTGGTGGCAAGGATGAACGCTCACAAGACCTCATTCAGGGTATTACCCTGGCAGGGGTCTTTTTTGATGAAGTTGCCCTGATGCCGGAAAGTTTTGTCAATCAGGCAACAGGGCGATGCTCGGTGGATAATTCTAAGTATTGGTTTAACTGCAATCCAGATGGACCTTATCATTGGTTTAAAACTGATTGGATTGATAAAGCAGAAGAAAAGAAGATAGTATATCTTCATTTCACGATGGATGATAACCTCAGCCTATCGGAGCGGATTAAGAAGAGATACCGCTCCATGTATACCGGTGTGTTTTATAAACGGTATATCTTAGGCCTTTGGGCTGTAGCGGAAGGTATTATCTATGATATGTTCAGTGAAGAAAAGCACGTCATATCAGAGTCGCAGAGCTATGTCGGTAGGAAGTATGTAAGTGTTGATTACGGTACCCAGAATGCAACTGTTTTCTTACTCTGGGAGAAGAACCGTAAAGGGCAGTGGGTTGCTACAAAAGAATATTACTATTCTGGAAGAGATGAAGCGGAACAGAAAACAGATGGTGAGTATGCGGATGATATGGAAGAGTTCGTCAGTGGGATTGAAATAGAATCAATCATTGTGGATCCGGCCGCAGCTTCCTTTATTGCAGAGCTTAAAAAAAGGGGCTTCAAGGTTAAGAAAGCAAAGAACGATGTTCTCGATGGGATACGTTTTGTTGGAAATCTTCTTAATCTGGGAGTTTTATTGTTTCTTAAAGATTGTAAGGAAACGATTAAAGAATTTGGTTCCTATATCTGGGATGAAAAGGCAGTGGAACGTGGAGATGATAAGCCGGTAAAGCAGTTCGATCACTGCATGGATGCTGCACGATATTTTGCTTATACCATCATAAGACGGGAACGAAAATGGAGTTGAGATAGATGATAAAAGAATTTATCGAAAGAATAGGGCAGGTGATTAGAAAGATGCTCGGAAGAGAAAAAATAAAAGATGCCATCGGGGTTGAGGTAGCGGTATCTGACAAAATGGCGAACGGGATTGATCTCTGGGCTAAGATGTATAAAAATGAACCGCCCTGGAAGGAAAAGAATATAAAGCTTTGTGGATTGCCTGCTGCTATTGCCGGAGAGTTCGCAAGACTTGTTACGCTGGAACTGAAAACAGAAGTTACAGGAAATGACTTCATTAACGAAGAGTATCAGGCAGTTATCAGCGATATCCGTAAATACACAGAATATGCCTGTGCTAAGGGCGGGTTAGCAATGAAACCTTATGCATCAGAAGGGCATATAGAGGTAGATATGGTTCAGGCAGACAGGTTCTTCCCTACGAAGTTTAATTCCAGAGGGGAAGTTACGGCAGCGGTATTCGCTGAGAGCTTAACGGTAGGGAAAAAGGTATATACCAGACTGGAGTATCATCAACACGAAGGCACAATGTATCACATAAACAACAAAGCTTTTGTGAAACAGGATCTTGATAATGTTGAGGTTTTGGGGAAAGAAGTTCCTCTTACTGCTGTACCGGAATGGGCTAATCTGCAGGAAGAAGTTACGCTTAAGAATGTAAAGATGCCACTGTTTGCCTATTTCAAGATTCCTAATGCGAATAATGTGGATGATACATCACCTCTTGGTGTTTCTGTATATTCCAGAGCTATCAATGACATTAAAGAGGCGGACAATCAGTGGACAAGACTCCTTTGGGAGTTTGAGGGTTCGGAGCTTGCGATTGATGCAGACATTACCTTGTTTAAAAAGGATGATAAGGGAAATTATGAGTTTCCAAAGGGCAAGGATAGACTGTTTCGCATGATGGACCTTGATGATAATGCCGAGAAATATAAAGTGTTTGCGCCGGCTATTCGTGATGAGAACCTTATTAATGGATTTAATGCGATTCTTCGCAGGATAGAGTTTAACGTAGGACTTGCTTACGGGACATTAAGTGACCCAAATACCGTTGATAAGACCGCAGAAGAGATTAAAGCAAGTAAGCAGCGTTCCTATAGTACAGTATCCGATATCCAAAAGTCATTACAGACTGCATTAGAACAGTTAGTATATGCGATGGATGTTATGGCTCAACTCTCTGGACTTTCTGGCAGAAAGAAATACGAGATGAGCTTTGACTGGGATGATTCTATCGTAATTGATAAAGAACAGGAACTTGCCAGTATGCAGCAGGATGCGGTTGCCGGCTTTATCCGAAAAGAATTATACGTTGCAGCCAAGTATGGTGTGTCAGAGGAGGAAGCTTTGAAAATGATGCCGCAGCAGGATGAACGTTTTCAGATAGCAGAAGAATAGGTGGTGTTTTATGCTAGAGCCGGAATACCTTGAAAAATTTTCAGATCAGCTACTTGCCCTAGTTGATGCGTTAAGCACAGCGATTATAGCAGATATATCAAAACGTCTTGTAAAAACCGGAGAAGTAACGGAAACTTCGAGACGGCAAGCAGAAATCTTGCAGGGAGCGGGGCTCCTGTATAAAGATGTTCTAAAGCGTGTTTCGCAGGTCTCTGGATATATGAATACAGAAGTCGAAAGAGTTTTTGAGGAAGCGGGAGTAAGAAACCTTAAGAATGAAGCAGTTATTTATAAAGCTGCAGGTGAAAAAGAGATAAAACTTCATCAGTCAGAAACGATGCAGAAGATTCTTGCAGCAAATCTAAGAAAGACAAAAGAAGAGATTAATAATCTTACTTTAACAACGGCTGTTAAAACGCAAAGTGCTTACATAACCGCTTGCAATAAAGCAATGATGAAAGTACAGACCGGGGCTTTTAGTTATGATAAAGCGATTGCGGATGCAATTAAGGAAGCGGCGGTGCAGGGAACCGAGGTTTTATATCCATCCGGGCATGTAGATAAGTTAGACGTAGCAGTAAGGAGAGCCGTTCTAACCGGGGTAAATCAGTCGGCAGCGGAAATGAATCTTCAATATGTCAAAGAGTCTGGCTGTGATCATGTAGAAACAACCGCCCATTCAGGAGCAAGACCAACTCATGCAGTGTGGCAAGGAAAAGTCTTTTGTGTTTCTGGAAAGGATACGAGATATCCTCCGTTTTATGAAAGTACCGGATATGGAACTGGTGCGGGGCTTTGCGGCTGGAACTGCCGGCACAATTTTCATGCGTTCTTTCCTGGAATATCTACACCAGCTTATTCACAGGAAATGCTTGACGATTATAGTGCCAGAAAGTACGAGTACAATGGTAAAAAATATACAGAGTATGAGTTGAGTCAGATGCAGCGTTCACAGGAAAGAAAGATAAGAGCAACAAAAAGAAAACTTACAGGATATGATGCTGGAATAAAAAATACAGATAGCAATACTTTAAAAGCAGAGCTGATAAATAGGTTTGAAAGCGAGTCGGCAGAGTTAAAAAAGCAGGAGAAAGCTCTTAAAAAATTTTGCAGGCAAACCGGAAGAAGATATGAGTCTGCAAGGACGCAAGTTCATGCAGTGTTAGATTCAGAAGGAAATATCGTTGGATTTAATAAAAGCGTTGCACGGAAAGCGGTATGGGCAAGTAAAAGACATACATCTAAGATGCAGATGACGAAGCAGCTCGATAAGTTGTCAGAGGCGGAAGAATTGGCAGTGCAAAGATATACAGGCTTTGCCGCTCACCGGGTAAACCGGGCACTGTATTCCGGTAAGCCGCACATGATTGAAAAAGAGCGGGAGTATATGAACTTATTGGACTCTGCATTGGATAAGGGAGTTACTGAGCATAAGATGATCGTTCATCGAGATACGATACCAGAGTTCTTGAATGCATTTCCGAAAGGGTTTGAGTATTCTGAACATGATATGGAGAGATTGGTAGGAAAAACGTTAACTAATATTGGTTATACGTCAACTTCATTTAGAGATATTCAATATGGAGGAAGAAATGTACATCTTGAAATAGAAGTGCCAAAAGGATATAGAGGTTGCCTATATATAGAAAGGCTGGCAAGCCCTAAATATAAATATCAGCAAGAAGTATTGTTTAAGAGGAACTTTCGGTATATAATCAAAGATATCAAAAAAGAAAACGGAAGGTATTATATGAAAGCGGAGGCAATCTTATGACAGAAAAATGTTATTATTACGATGAAGATGGAAATCGTTGTGAGGGTGAAGTGGGGCCAAGTTTTGAAGATTTTCCGGGCATGGCACAGGTCATAAGTCCGATACCTCTTTGTGATGCTTGCAAGAAGGCAGGCTTTGATAGTAATCATCGCCAAACCTTATGTGAAGCATATGGAAAAATACCAAAGAAGTATTTGAATGCAAAAGATTATAATTGTCCACATTTTGATAATGAAAATAATGGATGGTATCAGTTGATTAAAGACAAGGTAGAAGGACAACAGAAATAATAATAAATTTGAATTTTAGCACGTTCGATATATCGGACGTGTTATTTTTATACTCATTTTTAAGAAAAGGAAGGTAAGAGAACATGAAGAAATTATTTATTAGTCAGCCAATGAAAGGTAAATCAGATGAAGAAATTTTAAAAGAAAGAGAAAACGCAATTAAAAGCGCAGAAGAACTGTTGGAAGAACCAGTAGAGTTGATTGACTCATTCTTTCAGTCGGCTCCCGCTAACGCTAGACCACTCTGGTTTTTAGGAAAGTCTCTTGAGCTGTTATCAACTGCTGACATTGCGTTTTTTGCGAAAGGTTGGGAAGATGCGAGAGGGTGCAAAATTGAACATACTTGCGCTGTCGAGTACGGAATTACAACAATCACAGATTGCAAAGGAGAATAGTATGAATTTTAGAGAAGCATGGGAATTAATGAAACAGGGAGCAGCGGTAAAACTTCCATCTTGGGCGGGATATTGGTGTCTGGATGCTGCGGGACAAAGCATCGCCATGCATACAAAAGATGGTGAAGTGTTGGATATTCGCCAGACAGATAGACCTTTTTATACACTCTCTAACATTGCATCTGATGAATGGCAGCTTGCAGATGCAGAGAATTGTCCTCAGCTTGGTGGTGAGGCATTATTTTCATTTGGAGATGCTATTAAATACGTGAAAAGAGGACTTAAAGTAGCAAGAAAAGGCTGGAATGGCAAAGGAATGTATTTATTCCTTGCGGATGGAGAAGATTTAACTTCTTGCCTTTCGGCGGGCGATTTTAAATGTACAAGTTCTGTATGTATGAAAACAGCGCAGGATACTATTTGCGTGGGATGGCTGGCATCACAGGCGGATATGCTTGCAGAAGACTGGATGTTTGCAGAATAATTGCACCGGCGCAAGAAAGGAGAAAGACATGATCATCACAGGAATGGCACACTTTGAATCAGTGTGCAAAAGAAAATTGGTTGAATGGTATCGCAAAAACAAAGCGTGTGTAGAGATTGACCTCAGTAATGTATATATTGTCTGGTCTTGTAAGACATTACAAAATTACAAGTGCCTTGCTTCAACAACAATTTCGGGTGACGGCATCTATGCCGAATATACCTATAACGGAGACAAACAGGAACTTTACGAAGATGTGTATGGGAAATTAACAAATACATGTCACACAGAAGAATAGGAGGTGATCCAAATATCTCCCACCAGCAGGGTTAAACTGGATATTGGTCAGCAGATGAGACCTTAAACAGTCGGTTCCGTGGCGGTCGGTTACACGCCTAAAACAACCTAATACGAAAGGAGCAGGAGACATGAAAACAGAATTTTTAAAGAGCCTTAATCTTTCCCAGGAAGTGATTGATAAGATTATGGCCGAGAATGGAAAAGACATTGCAGTAGAACAGAAAAAAGCAGAAAAAGCTATCCAGGAAAGAGACAGCTATAAGTTAAAGGCAGAATCTCTTGAAACGCAGGTAAACGATGCCAATACCGAAATCCAGAAGTTTAAAGACATGGATATTGATGGTATCAAAAAGGCAGCGGATGACTGGAAAGAGACAGCAGAAAAGGCAAAGGCTGATGCGGATAAACAGATTTCCCAGATGAAATTTGATTATGCATTATCCGCAGCACTGACTGGAGCAAAAGCCAAGAATGCCAAAGCTGTCAAGGCACTTCTCGATATGGATGGACTGAAATTCAATGATAATGATGGGAAAATCGTTGGACTGGATGAGCAGCTTGCTCAAATTAAGACAGATAATGATTATCTGTTTGAAAGCGATGAGCCGGCACCAGAATTTGTAAAAGGGACAAACGGTGGTTCTGGCAGTGTCGGAGGAAAGAAACCAAGCGAAATGACGTATACCGAATTGTGTGACTATATGGCACAGAATCCGGGAGCAGAGATTTAAAAAAGGAGTAGAAAATGGCAGGAGAGAAATTTGATTCAAAAAGTTTTAATCCTCAGGCTTTTGGAGCCTATACAGAGAGGATTCCGAACTTAAAGAGAAACGAACTGATTAAATCAAAAGCTTTAAAAGGCAATCAGGATATCAAGCGTACCTTTAATTCTCAGACAGGAACGGTTTATGCAGTTCTTCCAATGCATGGACTTATTGGTGGTACTGCACAGAACTATGATGGTGAAACAGACCTTGAATCCGAAGGAACAGAGACATTTGAAAGAGGAGTCGTTGTTGTTGGTCGTATGAAAGGCTGGACAGAGCGTGACTTCTCCGAAGATGTAACAGGTGGAGTCAGCTTTATGGATAATGTTGCTGCCCAGGTTAATGACTATAAGGCAGAACTTGACCAGACGACATTGGTAAAGATTCTTGAGGGTATCTTCGCTATGACAGGAGCGGAGAACTTAAAATTTGTACAGAATCACACATCCGATATCACGGGAGAGACAGCAACGGATAAGGATGGAAATGTAAAGAATGTAGTTCAGGCGGACACATTAAATACCGCATTACAGAAAGCAGCAGGAGATAATAAGTCTAAGTTCACGATCGCAATCATGCACAGTGCTGTAGCAACAAATCTCGAAAACCTGAAGCTGTTAAAATATATGACTCAGACAGATGCAAACGGAGTTGAAAGAGACTTAACTCTTGCAACATGGAACGGACGCTTAGTTCTGATTGATGATTCTATGCCAACGGAAGCTGTTGCAGCAGTAGCAGAAAGTGGAACAAAAGGAAGCCCAGGATACGTTGCACCACAGGAAGCCTACACTAAATATACAACTTTTGTTCTTGGTGATGGTGCTTTTGATTATGAGGATATTGGTGCAAAAGTGCCGTATGAAATGTATCGTGATCCAAAGAAACACGGCGGAGAAGATACTCTCTATATGAGACAGAGAAAAGTATTTGCACCATATGGAATCTCGTTTACAAAGAAATCCATGACAGCTAAATCTCCTACAGATGCTGAATTAGCAAATGGAGCTAACTGGGAACTTGTTAACAATGGCAAATCTGGATCCGCCAAGGAAACAATCAACCATAAAGCAATTCCTATTGCAAGAATCATTTCGAGAGGATAGAGGTGATTTGTATTGGTAAGATATGCAGATTACGCATTCTACGTAACCGAATTTGCCGGTAACATCATTCCAAACGAGGAGTTTCAGCGGGTAATTGCAAAAGCGAGTGCATATATCAAAAATATTACTTTCTCAAGAGTAGATGAAAGTAATGTTCCGGAAGAAGTAAAAGCTGCAGCTTGTGCTGCAGCAGAGATTATTTATAACACAGAGGCATCGAACGCCGGATCCAGAGAAAAGGAAGTAAAATCTGAATCTGTAGGAAATGTCTCTGTTTCTTATATCACGGAACAGACAGATGGAGAACTGAGAGAAAAAATTCTGCAAAAGAAGATGTATGCTGCCGCATATACATATCTGGTACCAACAGGGCTTCTTTACAGGGGGTGTTTATAATGATTACAAACGCATCCATAACGATTTACAATAAAGTCTATGACAGAGAAGAAGGTAGCAATAAATATTACCGGACGATATTAAAAGGCGTGAACTGGCAGGACGTTACAAAGGTTTTACCTTCGGATTCCGGAGTAACCAGTGCAGACGTAGCAGAAGTATACGTCCCGTTCTTGGTAGATACAAGAAAAAGATATCGCTCCCCAGTAAATTTTGCATCTGCACAAGATAAAAGTGATTTCTTCACATTTGCACCAGAGGACATTGTTGTTAAGGGGGAGATAATGGACGAAATCACAAGACAGAAGGATGTAGAGCATCTGAAAGACAAGTATGGCAGTGTTAGAGTAATCGCTGTTGTTGAGACAAATGACAACGGCAGTCCCGCATTACAGCATTGGAAGGTGACAGCGGAATGAAAGTAAAAGTCACTTTAGACCCAGCTACTGTATTGGCAAACAGAAAACTTGGAAAAGGCGGCCAGGCACAGAGGTTTATGGTAGCGGAAGTAAGACGTGTAACAAATCCTTATGTTCCATTTTCTCATGGAGATTTGATGCGTACAGCCGTAGAACATGAAGATTCTATTGAATATGTTATGCCTTATGCCAGAAGACAATACCATGAGAACAAAGGGAAAGGCTTAAGAGGAAAGGAATGGGATAAGCGAATGTGGGCAGACAGAGGGCAGGAGATAACGCAAAGCGTGGCTGACTACATCGGAGGAAAGGCAAAATGACAGTAATAGAAGCGGTACGGGAGATTATAAAAAGATGCCCGTATCTGGATGAATATTATAAAAGTTTAGGCATAGACAGACTCGGAAAGGATAGCACAAGTTATTCCATTGAGTCTGTGCCGGCACAACAGATATTGAAAAGAGACATTGTTGGGAATACCACCCGGCAGTGTCTTTTTAATTTCGCCAGTAGGGAAATCTATACAGAAGAAGTAAGGCAGAATCTTGATAACATTGGCTTCTTCGAACTTTTTTCTGACTGGTTAGAACAGGTAACAAATGAGAAAGATTTTCCGGAATTGAACGCTGGAAAAACAATTAAGAAAATTGAAGCAATCACAGGTGGATATGTGTTTGATACGGAACTTGACAAGGCAAAGTATCAGATACAGTGCAGGATTATTTATGTACAGGAGGCTAGACGATAATGGCAAGTGTAAGCAAAGAAGTAAAGCAGAGATACCAGGAAGCGGCATATATTAAAGTTGGTGATACTTACGAGTTGGCAGGAACTGGATTTGAAAAATTAGACGAAGAGCCTGGTGCACAGACAAGTTCCAAAAAGTATATTAATGACAAATCGTCTACTAGTTCTATCACATCCTATGAGGGGCAGCATCCGTTCACTGCAGATCAGATTATGTCTGAAAAGATTATTGAGGATTTTGTGACAATTGGAAAATTAAGAAAGACCGGCGGTGATGCGGAAAGAGAGATGGTAAGGGTGGACCTTGATAAGGCGGTCGTTGCTCAGGAATCTACCTTTGAGGCGAGATTATTTAACGTCGCTGTGGAGGTTTCTTCTTTTGCTGATAATGATGGAGAGTTACAGGTAGAAGGAACACTTCACGACAAAGGTGATCCGGTAGAGGGTACATTCAATACAAAAACAAAGACATTTACAGCAAAAGAATCAGCATAGGAGGAGAAAACGGTATGAATAAGACATTTCAGTGGAACGGACAGAAGTTTCCTTTTTCTGCTATGGAAGCAGAAACGGCAAGAAAGTTTATTCCAGGAGCGAAAAAAGTAGCAAAGGAACTTGAGGATTACGAAAAGAACACCGTAGGAGTAGGAAATCTCCTTAGTGCAGATGATATTATTGCGGAATGTAAGATTATTGATAGTTTTCTCAATAATCTATTAGGTGAGGGAGCTACAGAAAAAATGTTTCAGAATTATGATCTGGGCGAACGTGTGCTGGCAGTTCAGAAGCTGACACGTTTAAACAATGCACAGGTCAAAGAATATGAAGAGACCGCAGGTAAAGGTCTCTTTGCATAAATCATGAATATCTTAATGGACCAGCTTCCGACAGAGGTTGAAGTCAACGGAAAAATTTATAAAATAAATGCCGATTTCAGGACCTCGATTCAGTTTGAAATATTGATGCAAAAAAGAGAATTCACGCAGGAACAGCAGTCTTTTGCAAATGAACTTTGTGAGCTAGACGAGGAAATGGACAAGGAGATAGCCGAGTTGCTTGCGAAATATAAGACGGGCTTAGAACTCTACTACAAAGAAATCCCGGAAGATATCAACGAAGCAATTAATAAAATGCTGTGGTTCTATGAGTGTGGGAAAGAAAACATTGATAAAAAGAAGTCGAAAAAGAGCGGCAGCGGAAAGAAAATATATGATTACAATCATGATGCAGATTATATTTATGCTGCTTTCTTCGAACAATATGGTATTGATTTAGCAGAGCAGGAGCTCCACTGGTGGAAGTTTTCTGCTCTTTTCTCTGCCCTTTCTGATGATTGCATGATAAGTAAGATTATTACTTACCGCGTGATCGACACGAAAGGAATGGAGAAAGAACAAAAAGCATTCTATAACAGAATGAAAAGATTATATGAGCTTCCGAAAGATATTTCCGAGGAAGAACAGGAAAGACAGGACAAGATCACGCAGGCCCTTTTGGGAGATGGTGATTTGACCGGATTATTATAAGGGATGAAGCTGCAGCCCTGAGGAACGTGCAGTGTGAACACAGATAACAGACGTAGACCTTTTTAAGGGAGGTTTAGTTATGTCTGCGGATGGACATATTGAAATCGAGGTCGAGCTTAATTCTGAAAAGGCAGAAAAGGAACTTGATAGTTTAAGCAAAAACCTTGAAAAAGACACTGCACAGGCAGCAAAGAAGGCAGAGACTTCTGTAAAGCAGTCAGTAAAACAAGTAGAGGTTTCGGCAAAGCAAGCTTCCAAACAGACAGAGAGTTCTGCGAAAAAAGCGGGGAATGCGGTAAAGCAGGCCGGTAAGAGTGCTGAAACATCTGTTAAATCGACCGGCAAACAAGTCGAAAGCACGGCAAAACAGACAGGGAATAGCATTGCCTCTTCTGCAAAGTCGGCAGAGAAGCAGGTAGAAACTGCATCTAAGCAAACGAGTGAGCAGGTCAAAAAGAATAACAAAGAAATCGGAGAGAGCAGTAAAACAGCTTCAGAACAGTCTGCCCAGTATTGGACAGGGGCAGGAAGCAAGATAAAAAGTATATTAAGCACAATTACAGCCGCAACCGCAACTGGTGCTGTGGCTGCCGGAACAGCAGCTATTAATGCCGGAAGGTCATTTGAAGCGGGAATGAGCGAAGTAAAAGCGATTTCCGGAGCTTCCAGAAAAGATTTAGAGGCATTAACAAATAAAGCGAAGGAAATGGGGGCAACCACAAAGTTCTCTGCTACACAGGCTTCGGAAGGTCTTAAATATATGGCTATGGCCGGTTGGAACTCTCAGCAGATGATTGCAGGGCTACCTGGTGTCATGAATTTAGCTGCAGCTTCCGGAGAAAATCTTGGAACGGTTTCTGATATTGTGACTGATGCTCTCACAGCCATGGGATTAAAGGCAAGTGATAGTGCTCACTTTGCGGATGTATTAGCAACAGCGGCAAGCAGTTCTAACACAAATGTGGCAATGATGGGTGAAACATTTAAATATGCGGCACCTGTTGCCGGAGCATTAGGTTATAACATAGAAGATTTAGCACAGGCTATTGGTTTGATGGGAAATGCCGGAATTAAATCTTCTCAGGCCGGTACATCCTTAAGAAGTATTCTTACACGTTTGGCAAAACCGCCAAAAGATTGTGCGAACGCAATGGAAGACTATGGAATTTCTATTAAAAATTCCGATGGTTCTATGAAATCACTCATGGAAGTAATGGAAAACATGAGAGATTCATTGCAGGGGCTTCCAAAGGACGAGCAGTCAGCGGCAGCGGCAGCACTTGGCGGCCAGGAAGCAATGTCTGGATTGCTTGCAATCGTAAATGCGAGCGAATCAGATTTTAATAAGTTGTCAAAGGCAATAGATAATGCATCTGGAGCGGCACAGGATCAGGCCGATATCATGAATGATAACCTACAGGGGGCATTATATGAATTAGGCTCTGCTGCAGAGTCGGCAGGAATCGAACTATATGATAATATCAAAGAACCTGCTAAGAAAGGTGTTAGGGCTGCCGCGACAGAGATTAGAAGTTTATCGACCACGATAAAGCATGATGGAATTAAGGCGATCGTTCCAGAAGAAACAATTACAACAGTAAAGAATCTGGGGGATGCGGCTAAATCGGTCGGAGGCGGCGGATTAAAGGCTCTTGGAGCAGCTGCACAGTTTGCAGGAGAAAATATTCAGGTTGTACTTCCTTTAGCGGCAGGACTACTTACGGTTGTTAAGGGATACACGGTTATAAAAAACATCACAACTGCTTTTACGGCAACGCAGGCAGCGATGGCGGGAGCAAGTACCGGCATGACGCTCTTAGGAACAGCAGTGAAGCTATTTACCGGAGAAACAATCGCTGCGACTACAGCAACAGGTTTGTTAAATGCTGGGATTGCTGCATTAGGCGGTCCGCTTGGTATTGCAATTTTGGCAGGCGGGGCATTGACGGCCGGATTGGTGGCATATAGCCTGACGCAGAAAAAGAGTACAACAGAGGCGGATAAGTTTGCTCAATCCTGTAAAAAGTTAAAAAAAGAGCAGGATGAGGTGGCAGATTCTATTCGTTCTATGAAAAAAGAGAATGAGAATAATGTCAGCGAAGTAAGAACGCAAGGTGTACAGGCAGATAATCTTCTTTCAAAGTTGAAAAGCTTAATCAGCATACAGAAAAAAGATGCTGGAACGAAACAGCAGATAAAAAGTACTGTTCAGCAATTAAATGATATTCTGCCGGATTTAAATCTGCAATATGACGAGCAGAAAGATAAGCTGAATCAATCCACTGCGGCAATCAAAAGAAACATTCAAGCTTTAAAAGAGCAGGCAATGGCAAAGGCATATCAGTCAGGAATGGAAAGTGCAGCAGAAAAAGTTGCAGAGGCTGAGGTAGCTAATCAGAATGCGACAGAGAAGTATACGGAAGCACTTGAAAAGAAGAATGCAGCGCAAGAAAAATTTGATAAGCTTGAAAAAGAAAAGGGACTTGGAAGTGGAAATAAAGAGTTAGCTAAAGCCGCAGAAGATTTAATGAAATATGAGAAGAGCCTGCAAACAACAGAGAAGGCTCTTGATAAATCAGAAAAGAATCTTAATGCAGCCAACAAAGAACTCACAACATATTCTGATAAATTTACAACCTGGTGTGCATCCCGTCAAGTAGACAATTAAAAAAATATAAAATTTTTGTGTTGCCCGGTTGGATATCGGGCAACAT